CAAAAGGCAAAAGAACTTGCTAAGAAAGATGGTCATGACTATGATAAGTTACCTCAGTATGATAGAACTCATGATAAGCATAAAGACCATTATGATTCAAGAGCAAAAAAAGAATCAGTAAAGAAAGAAAGTACAACTTTTAGAGAAAGATTAATGGCTATATACGAAAATGATAGAGCCGCTCACTATAAGGGTGCTACTGCTCCAGAAGGTATGCATGACAAGATGAAGTCATCTAAAGGCGCAATGGACATGGTTAATGTTCAAAAGAGTGTTGAAGCTGACGGAATGAAAGCTGCAAAAGATACTGCAGATAATATTAAAAAAAGCATACCGGGTAGAAAAATGAGAAGTACCGACAAGAAAGATGGTGATAATACTATCATTCCTGCTGCTACACCAGTTAAAGATCCTTCTGCAAAAATAGCTAAGATGGAATCTTATGGAGTATCAGGTAGTAAAGTGTCAAAAGGTTTACTCGATGCAGTTGCGATGGTAGAAGATATGAATAAAACACACACTGTTGATATCGATCATGATACCGGTACAGCTGGTTCACATGAAAAAAAACATGGTATTACTTTAAAAAAAAGTAAAAATTATGGAAAAGGACCAGGATCAAACATGGCAACTGATGCAACTGGTACCAAAGCTAACTTACAAAAATATTTAAAGAAACATTATGATGGGGATCATAAAACAATGCACCCCGAAATTTATAAGTAAAGGAAATATAATGCAAGCACCAAATTATCAAAAAGATGCTATACCTACAAGACAAGGTTGGAGACATCCTACAACTGCAGAACTCTTAATCTCGATGCCGATATCACAGTCGGCAATAGATGAATACTTAGGAGTAAGCCCAGAGCCTCAGATGCTTAAGGAGTCTCCTACTAACTTTCATGAAGTCAAAGCTGAGCTTATGACTGAGGATACTCTTCCTAGTGAGTATGAGAACATGACTAAGGTTGAACTTGAAGCTCTTGGCAGAGAACATGGTATTGAACTTGATAGAAGAAAAAATAAAACTGCTTTGATCAAAGAATTGAAAGAAGTAGTTTAAAAAACGCATATATAATTTTATAATGATCTTTAATGAGCTAACCGAAAAGAACTTATTCCTATATGCTGCAAAGCACTATAAGAATCCAAAGTTCGCTGATATTGACGAGTTTTACGAAGACCTTAAGAGGTTTAAGTATATAAAGCGATTACTTAATCGTTATCTTGAGACTGATGATTTGGCTGAGAGATTATTATTAAACCACTTCATTGTTGTCTTTAACATGTTTGGTATTGAGGCTGCACTTAATATATTAGAGTTGAAACTTGAAAGTAAGCATTGGCCTGTAGTAAAACCATTCTTAATATTCTTAAGTTATATTAAGAATGAAGAGTATACTGGAATTGCTATGGATCCCAATGTTGTAGAAGAGTTAAGGAAGATTTAATGGGTATATTAAAAAATGCAGCTGATACAGTCTATGTTTTTCGATTCATAAGAATGATGGTTATGGACTGGAAAAGCTGGGATGCTTATAAAGAAGGTATTATTGATGAGAATGGAAAAAGAGATAGGAACGTGAAAATTGACACGGATGACAAAAAGTCTTCTTATACTCCTTTCGTTCGCCTTGTGGCTAACATCAAAAGGCTCGTCTCAAAGCTTCCAGGAGGTGGAAGTAAACTCGGATCTTTTGCGTCAGCGCTTTATCTCGTTAAAGAAAAAGCAAACGTCGGGGAAAAAGGTTTAAAAGATATTTGTGAGAAATGTGATATTGAAGTATTAGATTTTTTAAATGAAAACAACCAGTGGTTCCTATTAGATAATAAACAACTATCACCAGGAGTTTACCGAGTTCAAAATCCTAAGTTATTAAATAAATCTTGTAGTGAGATGGTTTGGCCTAAAGATCAGGTAAGAATTAAAGAAGAGTGTTTTCCTGTTGGTGACGTGTTTGGAGTAGATATATATGAGGCAACTCATATTAAGACTAATCATGAAATATACGTAACTGCTGGGGAATTAATAAGATGAGAGTAGCAGGTAGACAAAAAGGTAGTAAGATAAAATCATATACGCATGTGGTGGTAAATCCAACTGCGCCTAAGACGAGATACGTATTTAGTATGCATAGTTCAGAAGCAGGTGCAAATAAAGCTGTCGAAAAATATTCACGACTAATAGGTCATGATTTAAAAGTAGTCAAGCAATCAGGTAGGAGTCCAAGTACAGATATGTTTGAAGAGTTCGCAATAAAAGAAAATCTTTGGGATAACATACGTAAGCGTAGAGCTTCAGGAAAACGAATGCGTAAGAAAGGCGAGAAGGGTGCACCTTCTGCTGATGCAATAAGAAAAGCTCAAGCTGAAGATCTTGGTTCGAGCGGAACTACTACAGCCTCTATACCAAATCCTGCCGACACGGCTATGGGTCCTAGATTAAAGACAACTACTATGCATGATAAGCGTAGGAAAAAAGATAAGTTTCCAGTGTTGTTAAAAAGATTTAGAAAATATATAGAAGATCATGGCTAGGCTATATATCTTTATATTTGTACTTGCTATATTAGCAGGCATTGGTTACGGTGCTTACTTCATTTACAATGACACTATGCAACGTATGGCAACCTTACGTGATAACAACGCAAAGCTTGAAGTCGCAGTTAAAGCAAAAGATTCTACAATCAAAGCACTCCAAGAAAATATGGAAAAACAAATTAAGTTAACTAAAGACTTAAATACAAAGTTAGCGGTTGCAGAAGAAAATAATAAGAATATTTCAAACCTACTTGCAAAAACCGATATAATAAAGAATAGTCTTGTAGATCCGTTAGGCCAAGAAAAGAGAATAAATGAACAGGTTAACAAAATGTTTGGTGGCATCAACTCTGCTACTAAGTAGTTGCAGTTGGAAACCAGAAAAAGAAATAGTAACAGTTGAAAAGGTTATAGTACCAACTATTGCTGTAGCACAAAAACCTAAAGGCATTAACATGCTTAATGTTAAGGTTACTGTTATTACTGAAAAGAACTTACCTGAAGTTATAAAGAAAGTTAAGGCTGGCATGGGAGAGTTTGTAATGTACGGACTAGATCCTCAGTCATTTAAAAATTTAGCATTAAACTTTGAGCAAATTAAGAGATATATAGAACAACAAAACGAAATTATTCTCTATTACGAGAAAGCCGTCAAACCTAAAGAGGAGAAAAAATAATGGACTTCATATTAGACATGGCAGTGAAATTCTGGCCAATGACGATTTTTATTATACTTATAATTATCGGGTCAATAATAAATTTATTTGATAAAAAAATAGATAATAGAGTTAATTTTAAATATATAGATTATCCGCATATGAAACCGATAAAGATAGCAACTAAGGGTAAAGGATTCTGGGGTGCTATATTATTATGGTCATTTGGATCAAGGCACTGGGAAGTTGTAAAAGACTTTAATTACTCAATAAACGGACAAAACTTTATTATCCCCAAAGGATTTAAGTTTGATGGTGCAAGTGTACCGAAGTTCTTAGCACAGTTTTTATCACCTGTTGGAGTGTTATTGATTGGAGGTCTTGTGCATGATTATGGATATAAGTATGAGACACTACTACTAAAGAACAATAAAGATATAGGTGTTAAGTCACAAAAATGGATGGACGAGACATTTAGAGATATTAATATTGAAGTCAATGGATTCTACTTACTAAACTATCTTGCCTACTGGGCACTAAGGTTAGGTGGATTCGTTGCATGGAATAAACATAGAAAAGTAAATGCAAAGATTGTATAGGAGATATTATGGATTACGATTTTGAAGGTGAAATGTTAGGTGCACTTAAAAAGCACTCTGAAGGAAAGATTGCTATGGCGAAGGCTACAGCTCAGGTTTATATGAATAACCCTGTAGGTATTGGTGAGCATCCGCAAGTCATGGAAGAGCTTGAAAAGCAAATGATGGAAATGGCTAAGTATGATGATGTATTACAAATGATAAAAAAATATTTTGGTGATATTGATTAAAAAGTCCTTTACAAGATCGCAAAAATAATATATAATATCTATATACAATAAAAAAATAATCAAAAAAAAGAGGTAGAAATGCAGCAATCATTTGTTGACACAAGGAATTTTTTGTCTCAAACTAAGTTCTACGAAGGATACTCACGCTTTAAAGAAGATGAGTCAAGGTATGAGTCTTGGGATGAGGCAGTTGATCGTGTTATCGACATGCACGATAAAAACTATATGAATAATAATAATGAATTAACTGGGTATTTAGAAGAAGCTCGTGGTGCTTATAAAGAACAACGAGTTCTTGGCGCTCAGCGTGCACTCCAGTTTGGAGGAGAACAATTAATGAAACACCAGATGAGGATGTATAACTGTACTTCTTCATATGTTGATAGGCCTGACTTTTTTGGCGAGGTGTTTTATATCTTATTGTGCGGTGCTGGTGCAGGGTTTTCTGTGCAAAGACATCACATTAATAAATTACCAAAATTGCAAAATAGAACAAAGCAAGCGAAAGGCTATATAGTAGAAGACTCAATAGAAGGCTGGGCATCAGCACTCGATATATTGATGTCTTCATTCTTCGTAGGTGGTGGTAAATACCCTGAATACGAAGGAAGACGAGTATACTTTGACTTATCACAAATCAGGCCTAAGGGTGCACTTATTTCAGGTGGATTTAAAGCACCAGGTCCAAACGGTTTACGTAGGTCACTAGATAAAATAGAACACTTACTTCAAGGTATTGTATTAGATTCCAAAGAACCAATTGACATTCAACCTATTCACGCCTATGATATTACTATGCATGCTGCAGACGCGGTATTGTCTGGTGGTGTACGTAGATCAGCGACAATTTGTCTTTTTTCACCAGATGATGAAGAAATGATGAATGCGAAAACAGGTAATTGGTTCATGGATAATCCTCAAAGAGGAAGGTCTAACAACTCTGCAGTTATTGTAAGAGATAAGACTACACCGGAGCAGTTTGGCAAGATCATGGAATCTGTCAAGCAATTTGGTGAACCAGGATTCGTTTTCGTTGAGTCTACAGAACATACTACTAATCCATGCGTGGAAATTGGTATGTATCCGCAGATTAATAATAAGTCAGGTTGGCAAGGTTGCAACCTTACTGAAATCAACGGAGGGAAATGCAATACCGAGGAAGACTTCTATAAGGCATGCCGAGCAGCGTCTATCCTCGGTACCCTACAAGCAGGGTACACAAACTTTAAATTTTTATCAGAAGATTCAAAGTTAATCTTTGAAAGAGAAGCATTACTAGGTGTCTCCATAACAGGATGGATGAATAATCCAGACATCTTATTTGATGAAAAAATACTTGAAAAGGGCGCGCAAATAGTTAAGGATGTAAATCGTGAAGTTGCCAAAATTATTGGCATTAATCCAGCCGCAAGGACGACATGTGTTAAGCCTAGTGGTAATGCTTCTGTGTTATTACAAACTGCATCAGGCATTCATGCTGAACACTCTTCTATGTACATCAGAAATGTGCAGATGAACAAAGAATCTGAGATAACTCAGGCTATAATGAAGACTAATCCGTACATGGTTGAGGACTCAGTGTGGTCAGCTGGCGGAACTGATGTGGTCGTATCATTTCCTATATTACCAAATAAAGGTTCAATGTATAAAGATGACTTACTTGGAATTAAGCATCTTGAACTCGTTAAGAAAGCTCAAAAGCACTGGGTTGAAACCGGTACTAATGAAGAGCTGTGTGCTGATAGAGGTATAAGACATAACGTATCAAATACGATTATTGTTGATGACTGGGATGAAGTTGAAAAATACGTGTTTGAAAATAGAGACGCATTTGCAGGAATATCTTTCCTAGCAATGACTGGTGATAAAGATTATAACCAAGCACCAAATACGGCTGTCATAACTGCAAAGGATATGGTTAAGAAGTATGGAAATGCTGCAGTGTTCGCTTCCGGAATGGTAGTTGACTCACTTAAATGTTTTGCAAACTTATGGGATGCCTGCGCAACAGCAAAAGGTTTTGGTCAAGACATATCTTTAGAGTCATCAGAAAATGCTATGAAGAAAGACTGGATAAGAAGGTTTACTAAGTTTGCTGACAACTACTTAGGATCAGATAATAACTTAGCTGAGCACTGTCTTAAAGATGCTTACCTACTACATAAGTGGAATAAGATACAATCAACTTTAAAAACTGTCGACTGGAAAGAAGACATAACTGAAAGAAAGTATACAGATGTTGATACACTCGCTGCAGCCGCATGCGCAGGTGGTGCGTGTGAAATCGATTTCTAAAGTGATTTCACCTTGCGTAAAAATATGTAAAGTTGAAAATGATACCTGTATCGGATGTGGAAGAACTACTCATGAAATAACTGAGTGGTTCAATGCATCTGATAAGAGAAAGAGAGAGATCATTGAAGGATTACGAGATAGAGTGTGAAGAGTGTGATGAACTTAGTTATATAGCTTCTGAAAAACCACCATCGTTTTGTCCAATATGTGGAAGAAGAGCTGAAGCTCAAGAAGTTGAAGAATAAATGTGGACATTTAATAAAGAAGAATATAACAATACACCAGAAGAGTATCAAGGCTTTGTATATCAAATCACAGAATTGGATTCCAACAATAAGTATATTGGAAAAAAGAATTTCTGGAAACCAAAGACCTTGCCAATCACTAAGTCACGTAAGAGACGTGTACGGACGCGTACGGAGTCTGACTGGAGAGAATACTATGGTTCCTCAGATGAAGTACGTAGACTTGTGGAATCACGAGGACAAGACAAGTTTAAGAGAGAAATAATTAAACTATGTAAGACGAAAGGAGATATGTCATATTATGAGGCAAAGATGCAGTTTGATAATGATGTACTACTTCGTAAAGATTACTACAACAACTTTATAGGTTGTAAAATTCACGCAAAACATTTAACAAGTTAACAACAAAAATTCAATTAATTGTATTTTTTCCTTTACAAACCCGTTTTTTTATGGTATAATAGATCTATAAAATGAAAAAAGCGGAGAACTTTAATGAAAAATACTAATGATAAAATCGAATTTATTACTGAAATAACTTTTGACAACGGAATTGATCTTGCAGGTTTCGGTAAGACCGAAGACGAATCAATCAATTCTGCACTGTCGTTGTTCCCATACACTACAAATATCCGTACTTATACTTTATCGGATTTGGCTTCTTTAAAGACTTACAGGCTGCCTCAACATTACACAGCAACAGAGTTGGCATAACCATGCCAACATATAACTATACAGGAGAAATGTATGTCTAAGAAATCAAATGTAATAAATTTTAAAAAAGAAAAACTGAAAAAGTTTGACGAAGAAAATGAAATCATTTTTACCGTTGACGATGAAAACTATACTATAGGNGAGTGTGTTGAGCAATCGCAGAATGATAANGGTATGGAATTCGTATTTAGATTGGATTTAGAAGATGACGACGAAACTATTCACTAAAATAGAATTATTAGAAAAGCAGATAGCTGAAGAAGTTAAAGAAAAGTATACGTTGTATAAACGTATTAAAGAATTAACTGAAGAGATAAATGCTTTAAAAAATAAGAGTCCAGAGATGTCAAGCATCTCTGGACCAAATGATGTTCAAAGGTATCGTACATAGTTAACATGTTAATAACAAAATTTAAATTAATTGCATTTTTTCCTTTACAAAGCTTAAAAACTAGTGTATAATAGATCTATAAAATGAAACAAGCGGAGAAACTAAAATGCAAATTCAAAAACAAATCAAAGACATTCAATTCGATAATGATGGCGTATCTGAAGCCATCGTTATGGCCTCAGCTGCCGGTTGGTACGTTGGCAAAATAGATAAGTCCGAAGGATTTATCCAGCCATACAACAGGTACAGTGGTTACTTTGCCACACCTGAGGAGGCACAAAAGGAGCTAGCGCTTTATGCCTAGTCCTTCCGAAATACAATCGATGCTTCCACTATATTTTCAACTCCTCTTCTTCGCAGTAGCTGGAGCATTGATTGTAGGCGTCTTCTTTTCCATAGTTGGTTGGTTCTTTCGTAATGCAGTTTTTATTATGATAATTGTTGCAATACTATTTGCCATCAACTATGGTTATATTGATTTAACTAATTTATTTGGAGCTGTTAAAAATGACAATGCATTTATTACCGATCTACTACAACGATAATAACACAAAGAAAAAGAAGCAACCATTTCGTAGGCCAGGCTGGCAAAAGGCGCAAGCCGAGCATGATAAGTGGCTTAGGTCTCGTGGTGTGCATCCTGATCAATTAAAGAATAAGGCTAAGGATTCTGGTAATAAAGTTCCAGTATATTCTGATGGTAAGTCACTTCCTACTTCAAACTACATAGGTCGTATAGCTGCTAAAAAAGCTGCCAAACAGTATACCGGTGATTTTATTACAGGTATAGCTACTATGCACAAGTCAAATATGGTGCCGGTCAGTAAAAATGCTGATGCTAAAGAATATGCCACCATGAGGCGTAATTAACATGTTAACAACAAAAATTAAAAAAAGTGAAAAAAGTCCTTTACTTTTCGGAAAAACTGTGATAGAATATATCTATAAAATGAAAAAAGCGGAGTTCAAATATGTATAATTATGCCAATATAATAAGACAGCTAGAAGCAATGTCACCAGCTCATCAAGATGAGTTTGCTCAAAGACTTATCGAAAAAAACAGTAGCCTAGCTGTTGCCATGTCGACTAAAATCAACATTGCTCACCAAGACAAGTATTACACCGATACTGAAGCAATGGACGAGTCTCTTAAAACAAGAGGTCACGTACAGTGAAGAATCCTATCGCAAAATATCTTATGTGTTCATTTGCTTATTATAAGCTTGACACAAATCTTATAACTGATCATGAGTTTGATCAGCTAGGTAAAGATATATTAGCTGACTATGATAATATTAATCATATGCATAAGCACTTAGTTACTAAAGAAATGTTGAAAGCCGGTACGTATCTTGGAGAATATCCAAATATGGTTATAGGCGCAACACACGATTACATAAAAACCAATAACATATAAATGGGAGTTTAATATGGGACTACAAGCACTAAAAGGCAAAAGAGCCAAGAAGAAAACCGCAAGAGCTGGAGCAAGAACTGGATTAGCAGGTGTTCCAATCGATAAAGGATTTGACGCAGTTAAAGATTACTTTCATCTTCAAGTTGATAAGAAAGACTGTATAAGCCAGGTTAAGACATGGATCAAGAAAAACTTTCCTATTCCGTCAAAGTACATGCTTTGTAATCCTGATTATCATTTTACTATGACACATCACGCAGCTACAGCGTACTGGTATAATAATAACTTAAATAAAACTATTGAATCTGAAAAGGCTGCTGGCTTTCTATCACATTTATTTGAAAAGATGACACCTCTAATTGAAACTGGCAAAGTCTTATACAAAGAAAGACAACAAGAAAAGAAAGCTAACTTAAATGTGATATCACTGTCACCACAAGATAGGTTAGTACGTAAAATTAATAATACTATAATGCAAGAATTACTTGAACTTGAAGACAAGTGGATCGAAGGTGAAGATGCCACTATTAACTTATATGATAGGTTCAAGTATCACGGCTTAACAAACACTGCAATAAGTCATGTTAAGCCAATGGTTGAGGGCTGGCTTCTTGATTATGAAGACGCATACCATAAGAGATGCGAACAAGCTGTAGAAGGTTACTCCCACCTTAAACGGTCGGTCCTCAACCAAAGAATTAAAACATGTACTGTCATGCTTGAAGATCTTGAAAGAATCAGGTCAGCAACTAAAGCATCACGTACAGTTAACCTTAAGAAGCCTAAGGCTGCAGATAAGCAGGTTTCTAAAGTACAATACAAGAATGAGGATAATGACTTTAAGATTGTGTCAATTCATCCTATTCAAATTATTGGTAAGTATAAACTATATACTTTCAATACGAAATACAAAGAGTTATGCGTCTATGAAACTGAGGCATCGCGTGGATTTGAAATATCTGGTTCTACTATTAAGAACTTCAATCCACAGGCAAGTTTCAAGGTTAAACTTAGAAAGCCAATGGAGATATTTCCAACTCTACTTAATAAGAGCTATAATCAAATAAGTAAGTTCTTGGATGATAAACTTCAAAAGGTTAAACGTAAAGACGCAAATGGTCGTATCAATAAAGATACGATCTTATTAAGGATTTTAGACAAATGAAAATAGAAGAACAATTTTTATCAAAGTCTAAATTTACAAAGCTTATCGAAGCTACCGTAGCAGATCTTAAAATTCCATACATGGATGCAATCATTAAGGTCTGCGAAACTAACAATATAGAAATCGAAGACATTCGAAAGTTTATATCGCCAGTTATTAAAGATAAGCTTGAAGCTGAGGCAATGGACTTAAACTTCTTACCTAAGAAGAACGCCATTGACTCATCTTTATTCAACTAAATGCTATTATATATAGTATTACATTTCAGTTATATTTCAGCAAATAAGGAGACAATACAATGTCATTCGAAACACTAAAACGCAGTCGCGGTTCAAATATCAATAAAATTATCAAAGCAGCAGAAGCCACTAACAGTGGTGAAACAAAATCTTATGTAGATGAGAGAATGTGGAAGCCAACTGTCGATAAGGCAGGTAATGGTTATGCGGTTATCAGGTTTCTTCCTGGTAAAGATGATCAGCTTCCATTCGTAAGATACTGGGACCACGGATTTAAAGGCCCAACCGGTCAATGGTATATTGAGAACTCGCTTACTTCAGTAGGTCAACCTGATCCTGTCGGTGAGCTCAACTCAAGACTATGGAACTCAGGTATCGAGTCTGATAAGGACAAAGCAAGATCACAGAAGAGAAGGCTACACTACGTAACTAATATCTATGTGGTTAACGATCCTTCAGCACCTCAAAACGAAGGTAAGGTATTCTTATATAAGTTTGGTAAGAAGATATTCGATAAGATATATGATCTTATGAATCCAGCTTTCGCGGACGAGACACCAATCGATCCATTTGATTTCTGGGAAGGTGCCGACTTTAAACTTAAGATAAGAAACGTTGAAGGTTATAGAAACTATGATAAGTCAGAGTTCTCTTCAGCATCTCAGTTTCTAAGTGCCGATGAGGCTAAGTTAGAAGAAGCATATAATAATATGCATGACCTGGATGAGTTTACAAATCCTAAGAACTACAAGTCATATGACGAGCTTAAAACTAAGTTAATGAGAGTTCTTGGTGAGGAGGCAACTGCCGGAGCTTATACTGTAAGGGAAGAGATTAAAATGAATGATCCCGTTCCTGCACATGAGCCAGTAACTGCTGAGGAAATCAGTAGTGAAGATGAAGATACGCTATCTTATTTCTCAAAACTAGCTAAGCAAGACTAAGTAAAACCAAACTGGTCCTTCAGGTCAACTGTAGGTCCAGTTCCAACATAAGTTTGGCCAACGGTATTATTATATGTAGTGTTAGTATTTTCTGAATTAACTTTATTGCCAGTACTAATAGTACCTATTCCAGCATCGCCTATCCCCGACATATTATACATATTATTTTTTAGTCTTTGATTGTAATCATTTTTTGCAAAGTTAAGATCAGGGCTCTGTATACCGATTGTAGAACTAATATCTTGAAATTGTCCGCCGTACATATCTCTTGCATTTACTTTTTTCTTAAGCTCACTTAAAGATCCCATTAAATTCTTTTGACTTTCTGACATTTTTGGATTTCCACCCATAAAAAAGTCTGCAATCATTCCACCTGCAACATTTGGTGCTAGTGCTCCAAGTATTCCTAATACGCCACCACCTAACACTGCACCTTTAGGTCCAAATGCTAGGCCTCCCATAGCTGCACCCAATCCACCAAACACTAATGAGTTGAGTTCAGTTCCAAGTATATCACCTACTTGTTTTTTCTTAGCAGACTCAGACGCGTCAGATGCTAACACGTCTTGTACATCTGTCATTGCAAATACTGAACTCAACAGCGCTAACGGACCAAAGCCTTTTAAGAATTTAAGAACTCCTCCACCTCCAAATATTCTTGGATATTTACTTGATAATTTTTTTATTTTTTCTTGAGCTTGCTTTGCACCTTTGCTCTTTGCGTCGACTGTAGTATCTTTACCGTCTATTCCTACTACTTTATTTGTTTTTTTATTTACTGTACCGGGCTTATTTAATTTTTTATTGTATTGTTGTGCTCTTGCATTATTATCAGCATCAGTTGGAGCTCCTCGAGTTCCTGCACCTTTAATCGCTTTAAACCCTAAGTAACCAGCAGTTAATCCTCCTGCGGCCATAGCAAAGTCATCTACTCCTAGATTACCATCACCATCAAACATCTTATCTACTGCAAATGTTCCAGCCGCTAATGCTGCTAAGGTGGCTACTAACTTCTTTTTACTAAATGCAAACTTAGCTAAAAATTTCAAAGCTCTGATAAATTTCCCAGGCATTAGCAAGAATGCGACTGATCCTAGTAAGCCAACTGCTGATCCCCAATTCTTTTTAAACTCTTCACTGTCAAATCCTGACTCAGTAAATCCTTTTATTGCCTTTAATCCTTTTGTTACGCTACCTCCAATAAACTTTACTATATTATCAAAGCTTGGTAAAAATCCTAATATCGGCTTAAGGTTTTCGGCAAATTTATCCCACTTTTCTTTTACATTTGTGCCAATATCTTTTAGTATATCCTTGTTTTCCTTAGTTGCGAGTAGTCCTAATGCCGCAAATATAGGAATAAATCTTCTTCCTAAAAGCATTCCAAGCCCAGCACCTTGAATACCTCTTGATACTGTATCTTTAAAGTCCTTTGGAAAGTCATCACCTAATATGGCATCAGCTATCTGATCTGAAAAACCTATTAAGCCTAACCCTGGTAATCTTTTAAGTACAGCTTTCCCAACCTTTGAGCCTATTCCCAGTAATCCACCTCCTGCTAGTAATTTAGCTGGGCTGAGATCACTTAAGAATCCTCCACCACTACTACTTCCTGTTGACCTATTATTTTTTTCTTGAGCTTTAGCGAGTTTATTAGCTGTAGCTTTTGCTTCTCTTTCAGCTTCAAGATTTTTAGCCTTTTGTTTCTCAATATATTCAATGAATGCTGTGATACCTTTACTGGTTTCTTTAGTATTATCAGAAACTTCTAAAAGAGTATTATTTACTGCTGCTAATGTTGCCATTTATCTAACCTGCTGTTGTTCGTTTCTAGCTTTTTCTTCTATAAACTCATTTAATAGTATTAAGTAAACCTCTCTCTCCCACGGTAACATTTTTTCTAATTCAGTCAAAGAATAGTTAAAATGTTGCATCATCAAAAAATTAGTCTTGAAGTAATTCTCCAAGGTTTCATGAGAGAGGTTAACTAAAAAAAATCATTAAGTCCTTTCAATTCTATAGTATTTTCATGATTACACTTTTTACAATTATATTTTAAATCATGCGTTAATGTAGGCATGCTCTCAACAAATCCTGTAATCTTTTCAAGTTGTTGATTTGTTAATGAATTCATAAATCTTTCGATCTCTTCTTTTGGCTCATCTTTAATTAAAATGTTTTCATCTTCAGTCTTAACACTGTGTAGGCACGAAATAATAGATTCAAATAACACTTCAGCAACCGATCCATCTTCTTTAGTTAATGAATCATTTTTTATAATATCTTGATATGTTGGATATTTTAATTCAACTGAAATTTTATCTGTAATTTCTACATTCTTTTCACTTTCCCAGTTATCATTTGTCATGATAGTTACATCTTGTAAATTCATTTTAACTTCATTTTCTTCATTACATTCTGTGCATGCATGAAGTAACTGAGTAGTCTCTCCTACAGATTTTGATCTTACCTGAGTAAACATATAATCAACATCAAATGTTGCAAGACTATTTATGTTTATACCCTGTACACACGTTTCTAAGCAGTCTAACATTGAGTTTAGTATTTGCTTAGGGTCTTTTGACTCAAATGCTACAAGTAGCACTTTCTGTTCTTTCACTAAAAAAGGTCGAAACTTTACGGCCTGCTTAGTTGATGGCACGATCATTTCATATCGTGGTACATCGTTATTTAATTGTGGTAAACCCATTCATTTCACTCCTATAATAAGTCAATTCCACCAAGTGGCGTATCTATATCCATATTGATAAATCCTTGAGTATTTGATGATCTTTTCCAGTTAGTATATGCAAATGATACTGTTAACTGAACCAAACCGTCAAGTTCGTTGTTTAATTCTATTGCATTAGTTACTACAGGAAAAGCCTCAAGAAGGTCAACTGAGTAAACAGTACCACCACCAATTCCCGCGTTAAATCTTATAGGTCCTACTTGCTTACTAATTCCTGCTAGTGGCTGTCTTAGCTGATGTATAGTAATTGTCCTAGCATACTGACTCTTGTAATTGCTCGTAAAAGCATTACTTCCTTCTTCTGGAATTGCAGTATTTCTCCAAGCATCAAAATATTCCTTAACACCATAGTCATTCATAAGATAAAAAGTCATACTCACATCATCAACAGCATATCCATAAGCTATCTTTTGAAACTCCATGCCAATTCTTCTCTCAGTTGTTAAAGTAACTTTAGCCGGTAATGTAGCATTTGAACATAATATATTTAATTCTCTACCTGATGCGCCTCCACCTCCACCTGTAAGAAGACCAATAATTCCATTTAATAGTCCTCCTCCACCACCAAAGGTTGTTGGCAAGGTAACTAAGAATCTATTAGGCCTTGCAAATCCTAGTTTAGTGTTAGCTAAAGCTTTTAATTCATCTACGCTATTAGACATTTGCCATCTTCCTTGAATCTGAATATACTTTACCAGCAGAAGCTTTCTTCCAACTTGCGGTTGGCATGAAAGTTACAATCTCCCACTCGGGTGCAGGAACTTGCGCAAACCTAGATTTAACATGATCTAATAAGTAATGCTTAAAGCATGGTTGAAAGTATCTAAATTTTGCGGCACCTTTAAGTAATCTATATGTTAATGTAAAACGAGTTGACTCATCATATTTTTTGTTATTAACTAAGTCAAGTAAACTATCTAAAAACTTTGCTCTTAATACCGGAGGAATATAATGTAAATTTAATCCTCTAAATCCACCTTCAGCTCTCTCAACTGGTATGACTAATGGAAATGTATCATAGTATGGAAGCTTATCTTTAAGTTTAGGATCATAAAAGAACATCATCATACTGCCTAGTAATGGAGTACTAACTTTATTGACGCCTTCTTCTCTCATTAAGGACTCACGATTTACTCGAGTTAGACGCTGTACGCGTCTACGAAACCAATCACGTGATTCTTGTGTCCTTGGCGTAATACCTTTTCTAAAAGCTTCAAGTTCTAGTTTTTGAAATAAGTTACTCATAAGACTATTTATAACGTTTCTTGCGCTTTTTGCGATACGTAGGCAAAGGTTTATAAGGCTTAAGCTTTCCGGGAACAGGCCTGGTTAATAACTTCATTTCTTGCAAAGTCTTTTCTGTCCATACTTGAAACTCCCAGCCACGATCTTTTGCATACTCATTTGCAGCCTCCCACTTATTCATGTTCTTCACATATGTAAGACCTTCGGTAACATACCTCTTAGTTCTTCTTGGGCCGGTTGGAGGTACCGTCTCTCTTTCTGGTTTTATCTCAACTAACAAAGTTTTCTCTTCAAATACTATCTTCATATCAACATAATATTTATGATATTTCTTATCTACGTCGTAGTAATATGGAACAACTATTTCTTCAGAGCTCCACTTCTTAACCTTATCATTCTTATCGCACCACTGAAATACAGCCTTCTCCCATAAAGACCTATATACTATATTAGTATGGTCACCATTATACTTGGTAGTGTTTTTCGCTTTATATAGACCAGAATATACCATGAGTTTCGTTATAAATAAGAAATAATACTTTAATACTATGTATAAGGATTTTACATGTCAGAACTCGATATTATAAGTCAAAAAGCAGGACCACTGGGAGAAAAATCGCGAGACTTTAGCGATTTTGCAGGCGGTAATCCATTTAAGAGTGTAAATAACTCAAGTGTTATTGGAATTGAAGATGATATAGTTGGTCAGTCATTAACTGGTAAAATACCAAGTCCTCTTAATCCTACAGAAATTGGAGCAAGTAAACT